GTCGTACCCGGAGATCCAGCGTTTCTCTTGGAAGCCAGAAATGCGGCACAACGATGTATTTATCTCCCTCATACTGCGGAGGGAACACCATGACAAAAGCCGTGATGTCACTGGTGCTGGATAAGTCCAGTCCGCAGTAACACTCACGGCCTTTTAACCGATCTGTATCTATCGGGATGTTTCCCTGATCGTAAATATGCTCCGGTATCCAGGCAACGGAGCTGCCGACCCACTGATCCAGCCTCAGCTGCCGGAACACGTTCTCTTCTGCCGGATTGGTCAGCGCTTCCCTGTGCGCATCCCGGACACGATCGATCTGGATCGTATAACCGAGGCTGGGATTTGCTTTGTACCAGGATTTCTCATCGTTCCAGTCATCGCCATCATCCAGGCCATAGATCACCGGATAAAAGGACGGATCAATTCGTTTTCCTTCCAGAATGTCTTTCGCCTTCGTGTGATATTCATAGCAGATGCTGTTCCTGTCCGTTCCTGCTGTCGTAATCAGAAAGTACAGCGGCTGGGTTCTGGCATCGCCGGAACCCTTTGTCAACACATCCACCAGATTCCGATTAGGTTGAGCATGAAGCTCATCAAGCACAAGGCCGGATACGTTCAAACCGTGCTTGGTGCCAACCTCCGCCGAGAGCACCTGATAAAAACCTGCGTTAGCGTAGTTAATGATACGTTTGGTCGCTCCCATCAGCTTGGATCGTTTGTTGAGCGCCGGGGTCATTTCCACCATGCGCTTGGCCACATCAAATACGATGGATGCCTGCTGGCGATCTGCCGCCGCGCCGTACACTTCTGCAGAAGGCTCATTGTCTGCATACAGAAGGTAGAGCGCCACCGCAGCCGCAAGCTCACTATTGTGCGTTGGCACCATTGATGTCCCGGCAAGATACTGATGGCTTGGGCTGTCCACCTGGATGCATTGCATCCTGACCGAATGATCCAGCGGCTCTATATTCATCAGGTAGTGGAAATTGGATCGTGTCTGCCTCGTTCTGACACGTTGCCGCAGGCTCTTCCGGATCAGCCTCGATGTAGGCTGGTCATCAAATGTTGTGAAGCGAATCACATAGAGGATTTCTCCTGTCGGCCATCCATGTCTTGTAGATGGTTCAGCCTTGACTGCGTTCTTAATGCCAAGCGACCACAACAGTTCTCTGACAGATTCGGCGAGTCCTTTCAGAGTCGTGACATATACGCTCTGCGCTTTTCGCTCTCCGATGCATCCATCGGAATCCATTAATCCCTGGAGCAAAGCCCAGCGCTGTTCCTCAGACGCTCTCAAGTATTCCGGTCGGATTTTCTTCTCCCGGAATGAATCCAGCAGGATTGGTTTAAGCTGCGTATAATTGAGGATCTCGCTTCCTCCGCATTTCTGCGGATAACGGTTATGCGGTTTGTACGGGATAAAGGAGATTATGCTTTCCACATCTCCATTCCTCACCGTGATTTCAGGTTTCATTGCATTTCCGTTTCCGAGCCAATAGCCGTACAGATATGGATCAACAAGAAGCGCGGTCTCTGATGTCTGTAGTGCATCAGCAACAGGAATACGGATAACGGATCGACGGCTTTCTACCGGATTATCCCTATAATGATCCCGATACCTCTGCGTCCTTCGGTAAATCTCACCTGTTGTCCACTGAACGCTCCGGGGTTTTCCATAGATGTATTCGCAGTTCCAGAGATGTCTCTCACCAGCAATAATCGAGCTGCCATCTCGAAATGTCAGGCGGTACGCCTGCTCTGTATCATCGACTGCGCTTTTAGCAACGACATGGCACTGCTTTCCGCACTCATCAAAAACGATATCCCCGATTTTCAGGTCTCCCATGCAGGTAAAGCCATCTGGAGTCGGGATAGGTGTTCCGATATCAAGCTGTTTTCCATTTTTCTTCGGAATCTCCACATAGGCCGTGCGGAATTGGCGTGTCCCGTCTTCCTTGACGATGCCGAACACATCCCGAATGATCTGCTCTTGCCAGGGAAGTAGCCAGAACGGTTTTCCGCTCCAGCGTCCTTTGGTATGCGGAAGCATCTCAATGAAGCGTACTGCTTTGTCCGCTTTAGCCGCATCGTAATGAGAGTCAGGCAACATGAAACGGCTGGGGCGGTAATCCTTCAGCTTTGGATATTCCTTCGGTCTCTCCCTCTCCATTAGCTACCTCCCAGAAGTTCATCCATCTCGTCCACAACACCGCCCTCGCCGTTTCCGGCAATGATGCGGGATCGTGCCGCAGGTGTCAGACCAAACTGTTCAGCAAACTGATTCATAAGGCGGAGGTACTGCTGCGCGATACTGATGTAAGGCACCTGCTGTGGATAACCGGAAGGGGTGCGGATTACCAGACCGCGATCCGTAATCCTCTCCTCCGCCTGCTTCCATCTCGCGTATGCCTGACAGTAACCGGCAAAGGCAGCCATATCCACCTCGGTGAGCACACCCAAAGCCTCCATCTTCTTAGCGAGTCGTCTCCACTCTTTCTTAGCTTCCGGCTCCAGCCACTTAGGGCAAGGAGGAGCTTTCTTCTGAGGCTTGGGCTCTTTTTCGTTCAGGGCACGCTTTCCGGGATTGCCTTCCAGCTCTTTGATTGCAGTCGGTGTCGGCTTTCTGCCTCTAGTCGCCATATCCGATCCCTCCTTCCCGTGTAATGGCGTAAAGAAAAGGACCCATGGAATTGCTCCACAGATCCTCGCGTACTTTCGATGCTATCACTATATCAGAAATCTCAAGATGAGATGTCCACGATTTTACTCATTGACGGTTTCATTCGTTAGGAGTCCTCACATGACCGCCCTGTGGATTTCCGCGCTCCTTGCGGTTCAGGGTGTTCCGATGCCGCCAATTCTATCCCCAGTGAGTGTTTTGGTAAGGCGGTTCCGGCTCCGCCGCTCTTTCGACGATATCATGATATCAGAAATCGCAATCTGGTTTGTCCACGTTTTTACTCAGTCAAATGGCAGTTCCAGCTCTTCCGTGTCATCAATCTGCTCTGGCTCAAAATCCTCTGGCGGTTCTGGTTCCCAAAATCGTGACGGCAATTCATGCCGCTCATAAGCAAGCTCTTTTCTCTGTTCCATGTAATACCTTCCTTTACTGCTGCATCGCCCAGGCGATCGCGTGACCGTCATCCTCAAAGGCAACCTCGCTGGCTGCTGCCAGTCCAATGATTCCCTCGCAGGAAAGGTCGTCATCCAGGTGCTCGTAAACCGCTCCGAAGTAGCTGGGCTTATTCTTTCCGTTGTAGTAGTATCCGGCCAGTAGAACCTTATCTCCGAAATTCAGGACCTTGCTCCAGCGGCATTCGAGGTCTTCCGGGGTAGTCGGGTTCGGCAGGCGGTATGTTCTCATCGCTTCGTTAATCGTCATGGTCTTTCTCCTCCGTCTTCGTTGGTCCTTTGCCTTTCGGCATGTGTATATATCACTCTACGCGGGAGAAATAGCAAGTTATATTTTCAAATAATCCCGTCTGTTTTCAGGCATATATTACACAAAGATTTGAGGGTGTAATCGTGTATCTATGACGAGAAACACAGCCTCGTAAGGCTGCCTTTCCCGGTTGCTTTCGTTGTCATCAGGATCTCTTGACATCCACCAGCCAGCTGGCTTCCGGATGGCTCTCGCCGGTGGCCTTCTCGATGACCATGCGGTCTTCTTCGATGTAGTGCAGGCCCTTGCCGACCTTGATCAGCCGGACGTTCTCGTAGCCCTTGATGCTGGTGCGGTAAACCGTAGCTGTTCGGCTTTCGCCGTCGTAGCTCTTGCCGTCCCAGCCGTTAAAAGTGAAGATGACCTTTTCCTTGGTCTTGGTAAAGAAGGTCTCAAAATCCACGCGGGTAATCGCGGTGTTGTAGTCTTCCAGGAAAAAGTGGTTTCTCAGTTCGTAAGCGTTTGTCATGGTCTTTGCCCTCCGTAATCTTTGTCGTTTGCCTTTCGGCATGTGTATATATCACTCGGTACTGTCAAGAATCTTTCGCAAAATGGTTAGCCGTCTGGCAGCCTGTAGTTAGCCGGCGACGGGATCTGACCCCGAAACACCGGCATCGTCCAGGTGTTTCATGCTCATGTAGCGCTTCGTGCCCCAAGCGGTGCTTGCGACATGGCGGAGCCTGGCGCAGACCAGCATCAGAGCGGAGTTGCCATCCGGAAATGCGCCGACGACTCTGGTTCTGCGTCGGATCTCCCGGTTCAGGCGTTCAATGACGTTGTTGGTGCGGATCTTCTGCCAATGGGCGTAGGGGAAATCCATGTAGACGAGGGTTTCTTCGATACCGATTTCCACCTTCTTTGCCGCCTCCTTCAGCTTCAGTTCCTGTAACTTCCGGACGACCGTCTGGGCCTTTTCGCGAGCGGCTTCCTTGCTCTCCTGAGCGTGAATCGCTTTGAGCATGGCGGCGACCTCGGTCATCCTGGCACGGGGTGTAGCGGAGAACACGTTCCGGTAGAAATGCACCACGCAGCGCTGGCACTTCGCATCTGGGAATACCTCGTTGACCGCTTCACTCAGTCCCAAGCATTTATCCCCAACGAACAGCCGGACGCCCTGAAGGCCGCGCGCCTTCAGACTTCGGAGGAACGAAAGCCAGCTTTCCTTGTCCTCCTTCATGCCTTCGCTGGCTCCGATGACCTCCCGGTACCCGTCTTCGTTCACCGCCAGCGCCACCAGCACCGATACGTTCTCGTACTCGCCGCCCCAATTCCGCTTCAAGTAGATGCCGTCCAGGTACACATACGGGTAGCTGCCGGACAGCGGCCTTGACCGCCACTGGTCGATGTGGACATACACCTTCTTGTTCAGCTCACTGACCGTCCCTGCCGATACCCGCGTTCCCCACAGCGCCTCGGTCACGTCTTCCACACGGCGTACCGACACCCCAGCCAGATACATCTCGATCAGCGCTTCCTCCACCGAGCTTTCCCGCCGCCGATACCGCTCGATGATCGCCGTCTCGAACGTCACCCCCTTCAGCTTCGGCATCTTCAGCGTTACCTCGCCTGAACTGGTCAAAAGCTCCCGCTCATAATGACCCGACCGGTACCCCTGTCGGTTCTCCGTCCGCTCGTACCGCGCCGCACCCGTCAGCGCCTGCGCTTCCTGTTCCAATAGCTCGTTCAGCGTCTCTTCCACGCTGCTTCGCACAAGTTCTTTCAACTCGCTCTTTATCGCACCCTCATTCAGATGTATAATCTTCTCGGACATCGCTGCAGCCTCCTTGGTGAGTTTTGTGTGGTAGCTTGATTCTACCAAACGGCTGCAGCTTTGTCCTCTCTATTCTTGGAACCCGCTGTCCCCAATTTGCGAAACTTATTGTACCTTATCCGATATATG